CGGCAAATCGGAACTTGGCGCGGCCCAGCGCACTAGCTGCTCGCCGGGTAAAAAATTGGCGGGGTCTTGGCAGGTGGCGGGGCTTTGGTAACACTTAAAATCCCCCGTGGTGCCCAGCTCGGCGGCGCAGGGGCTGCTGCCGTAGGTGCGCGTGCAGGGTTTTAGCACCAGCTCAAAAAATTCTAGGGCGGTGCCGGTCACGCAATGGCCTCAATATCAAAACTAAAGCCCATCATGCCGTTGGGCTGTTGGTTGTCTGGGTGGATGGTGCCGTGCGTCCAGCCGTAGAGCGTGTCCGCTGGGTGGCTTAGCGGCCGCCATGCGAAAAAATACGGGCCCTGCGCGGTGCCATCGTCTGGCGCGGTGTTATTGGCGTGGGCGGCGAAGGGGGCCACGTAGGTGTACACAAAATCGGCGGTTACATTGGTTTGGCTAACGCTGGCTTTACGCCACTTGGCGGTATTAATGCGCCCCAGGTACTGGCCGCTTTCGCTGGTTTGCGTAGTGCCTTCGGCGTATTGCGCCAGCGCGGCTGGCTTGTGGCCCACGTAAATGCTGCGCTGCAATTGCAGCAATTTGCCCAGTTTTATGTGCGCCAGAATTGGCCGAATGCCGTCATCGGGCTGTACAAAGTTCACGCGGAATAGGTGCGCATTAGTGGCGGTAAAATGCTGAATAATGGCGGAATCGTCGCCGATAACATGCTGCGGCACTATCTCATCCCATGTTGCGCCGGCGTCGTCGGAGCTTTCCACCTGCAGCTCTATGCCTAGGCTGCCGAGGTTGTGGCGGGCAATGCCGATGTAATCAACCTGTACGCCGTCTGGGTTTTCCAGCAACAGGTAACTGGCGTCGCTGTCGGGCTCCCAGAGGGCGGCGGTGTCTGGTGACCACAGGTTAATCACCGGCCGCGCGCTGGTGGAGCTCTCGGCGGTGATATTGGCGGTGGTTAATACGCTATGCCAGCCAATTACGGGGTTATTGGAGCCTAGGGGCGCGGTTTCGGGTTCGAAGTAGCTCATGATGCAAACACCACCTGCCCGCCGTCTTTTTGATATTGCACAAGGCCTTTGGCGATTTTTTCCACCGCGGAACCACTGAAAAAATCCCCCGCGAAGCTAACGCGCTGCACGTTGCCGGATTGTGGGCCGGCGGCTGGGCCGGAACTGCCGCCACCAGCAGCGGCTGGGGCAGCCGATATGCTGCCACCACCGCCACTAACAGCGCCAGCCCCACCGCCGCCGCCACCGTTAAAACTGGTGCCGCGGATACCTTGGATCATGGCGCCGGTTCTTAACAAGCTGGACGCGGTATACGCCGCCGCCACAGCGGGCGCCCAAGGCCCACCCACCGACATACCCGCCGACCATGCCGCCGTGGCTGATCGGTAACCATCAATGGTGGCACTGACTATGGCGGCAGTTTTGGCGAACTCGAAGGCCTTTTTACTATGGCCTTGCGCCACACCCATAAGCTGCTGACCAAGGCCAAGGGCCACACCTATGGCGTGCTGCCGCTCGGTTTCGCGCAATTTGGCGCGGGATTTTTCGGCATCGGCTTGTACCGCGGTTAATTGATCCTGCTTAATCTGCTCGGCCAAAATGTCCTGCGCGTCGTATTGCGCAATCACCGCGGCAATGGCGGCTCGGTCGGTGCCTATTTTGGCCAGCGCATCCGCTTTGTGCGCCTCGCGAGTGGCTAAGTCTTTGGCGTAGGCGGATTCCAACTCCGCCGCCTTAACCGCTTCGCTGATCTGAATATCGGTTAACTGCTGTGCGTAATAAGGCGCGTCGGCTGCCAGCGTATTCGCACGGTATATGGCCAAAACCTGCTGGCGCTTGTCATATTCGGCTTGCATGGCGGCGGTTCCGGTGGTTAAGCCTTGCATCACATCGCCCACGGTTTGATCGTGTTTGGCGCGTTCGGCGGCGGCTTTTTTGGCGGCGGCTATGTCGTCTTTTGATTGGCCAACATTGGTGCCGGTGCTGCCGGCCCGATCCTGCTTAACGGTGTTGGCGCTGGCATCAGCTTGCGCGGCTACATCGTTTAAAAATTTGGTCACGCCGTCGCTGGGTAGCGGCTGGGCGGCTAGGTCTTCTAGCTCTTTGCGCAGGCGCTTAGTGTTGTCTTGCGCTACCTCGGCGGCCAGACCTATGCCTTCCATTAAGGCACTTTTGCTGGGCAGCTCGAACAAATCCTGCTGGGTGCCTAATAGGGTATTGCTGGCGCTAATGGCGATATTGACGGCGCCCACAACACCATCCATGGACTCGGCAACGGCTTGGGAGGCAGCGGCGAAGACGGTAACGAAGGACTCCCCCACAAACGATACGGCCACCTCGATGGCCTTTAAGACTACGTGCAGGCCGTGAATCACATTGGCCAGCTTGCCCGACCACTCCACACCGGTCTTGATAGCGTCCTGGATAGCGTCGCGGAAGCCGTGCGAGCCTTTGGCGGCATCGGCTAGGCGTTGGGCGATCACCTGAATATAGGGCGATAAACCCACAGCAATTTGATTGCCTACGCCTTTTGATACCAGCCCGATCCGCGAAATCGCGTCGTTGGCGGCTTCTACTTTGTTGGTCTCTACGTCATTCAGCGACACACCGAAGTCGCGCAGGTCTTGCGAGGCTTGGCGTATTTGCTCGCCGCCGTCTAGCATAAACTGGCGCATTTCCTCGCCTTTTAGGCCCATCTCTTTAAGGGCGGCGCCGGCGGTGGTGCTGTCCATGCCTAAGCCTTTTATGCGGTCGGCAATAACGGCAAAACGCTGGTCGGCATCCATGTTGGCCAAGTCTTTTACGCTTAACCCTAACCGCTCAAACGCGGCCGCACTGGCACCGCCGTTTTGGATGGCCTCGCCAATTTTGACGTTGAGTTTACCGCTAGCCGCCGCCAGTGCCTCTTGGTTAACGCCCGCCAGGTCGGCGGCATACGCAAGGCCTTGGAAACCGGCGGTGCTGGCGCCCACGGCGCGGGCGAGCTTGGCTTGTTGGTCGATGGTTTCGGCGGCGCTTTGATACAGGCCGGCAATAAGCGCCGCACCACCCGCTGCCGCCGCGCCCGCGTAGGCGCCAAAGGTGCCAATGCTGGCGCGGATTCTATTGTTTAGCGTCTCGGTGGAGTTTGCGGCGGTTTGCATACCCGCCACAAACCCAGAAACATTCGCGCCAACGGTTACCGCTACATTGCCAATTTCTGCCATGGTATTAACTCAATTGCGAATAGTGGTAATTAAAATCAAAAGCCTGCGCCTTCACAGGGGCGGCTTGTTTGGCGGCTTCTACGCGTTTTTCACTGCCCTGTTTTTTGGCTTCAATAAACCACCAAAACTCGTAGGGCTGCATGCGCCAAAAATCGCTAGGGCTTATGCCGGCATCCCCCACCAGCAACTGGAATAGCTGTTTAACTATGCCGCCGTTGGCTTTTTTTCGGTGTCGCCCTCGCTGCTGGCGGTGTCGTCGGCGCTAATAATTTCGTCCGGCGCTTGCAGCAATTTCATTAAATCAATGCACTTTAAAATGGCGTCGGTGGCGGTGTTTGGGTTGCGCATAAATGACAATGCTAATTCGCCTTCGTCTACCGCTTTAAAACCCGCCGCGGTCAATACCGGCGCATAATTTAAGGCCAGCGTGGCTGCGCTAAAGGTTTTGCAGGATTGAATAGCGGTTAAATCGAAATTTTGTTCAATGGCTGCAATAAGGCGCAGCACTTTTGAAGGCGGCACGGTGATGGTTTGGCCGTTGTAAGTAAAATCCACTGGCTTAAAGGTTGACATAAAATTCCCATTGTTTTTGCGTAAAAAAGCCGCCTAAGCGGCTGCTGTTAGGGTTGTTATTGCCAACAATTAATCCGGCGTGAAGGTGTATTCGCCAGAGGTTTGCAGCTCGGCGCTAAACTTAACCGCGTCGTCGTGCTGGTAGTCTTCGTCGAAGCTGGCCAGATAAAAATTGCCGGTGATTACGTCGCCATTGGAGAACACCAGCGAGACATCGGTAAGCATGCGCGTGTCGTTCAAAATTAAATTGCGCAACACCGTATCTTTGGCCACGCCCTCAATGGAAACATCAATGGACTTAGTGCCAGAGGCACCCAAAAACGTGCGAAAGCCGTTGTCGTCGTCGCTGGTAATTTCGATGGCGTCGCCGTTGTATTTAATTTTTTTGCTGGCGATACCGGAACAAATTACCGCCGATGCTTTTTTGACTTGAAACAATAAACCTTTTTCTGCTGCCATGATTGCTGCCTCTTAAATGGTGTCTGCTAAAAATTGGAAAGTCATAACGCCGTGCTGGCTTAAGCCATCCGCGTCTAGGAATACATCGCTCCCCAAAAACTTGGGCGGCAATGTTTTGTAGCCGGGCACACTAAGCGTTTGCCGGTGTAAAGCGTTGTAAATGTGGTTTTGAATTTTTTTATTTAATACGCGGCCCGCGTAACGGGTCCACACGTGGATAGTTAGGGTTACGTCGAAACCGGTTTCGGTGTCTGTGTCCCACGGCTGGGCGTGGTCGTCGCCGATTACTACATAGGGGAAAACGGCGGCGCTGGGGTTATCTTCCTGCGCCTCTTGTGGCGGCTGGTCATAAATACCCACCACCAAAGCCA